CTGCTCGGCGAAGCCGCGGCCGGAAATCCTCATCGTCTCGGTCAACCCGAGGGAGTCGCCGATCGCGCGCTGCGCCTGCTTGGCGAGATTCTCCGCGAGCGCGACGCTCTCGGCGTAGTTGCGCGTGATTACCTTCGTCTCCGCTTCGCTGAGCGAGAGCGTCTCGGCCTCCGCCTTGCCGGCCCGGCGCAGCAGCGCGTCCGACAGGCTCACGCTGTCGGCGAGCGACACGAGCTTCACCAGCGTCGCCGAAAGATTTTCGCTGAGGCTGATGCTCTCCGCGATCGCGCGCGTCGTCTGTTTGATCTCCGCCTCCGACAGCGTCGCGGTTTCCGGCAGCGCCTTGCCGGTCTGCTCGGAATCCGATTCGCTCGGCGTCACCGATTCGCCGGCGGACTTCTGCGCCTGCTTGGCGATCGCCTCCGCCGGCGTCACGCTCTCCGCACGCGCCGTGCTCACCTGTTTCGCAAGCGACTCCGACAGCGCGGCGCTTTCGGCGATCGCCTTCATGACGTTCTTCGCGAGGTTCTCGGAAAACGAAATCGAATCAGATAATCCCTGATTGAACGTCGTGCCGGTCACCGCGAAATATTTCGAGCCGTCTTCGAGGATGCGGTTGACGGAATCGGTCACGACGTAAAAGCGCGGCGCGCCGGTGATCGGGTCCATCCGATACGTCCACTTGTCGTCGAAGACTTGGAATCCGTCTTCCGTGATGCCGGTGATCATCCTAGATACCCGCTCCCGTCAGCGTCCGCGTCGGCGTCGCCGCGGCAGCCGCGACCTGACTTAAGAATAGATGCACCATGCCGCTCGTGGCCTGTTGCAGCTCGAGCTTGAATGTCGTAGTGGCGAAAGTTTTTTGAATCGTCGCGTGATTCGCTACCCAGTTCGCCGCGCTGGTGCGGTTGACGCCGCTCGCGTCCACGAACTCGCCGCTGGAATTCGACGTGTTCGCGATCGTCGCGACTACCGTCGTGTTGTCGTAAAACTTCGCGCCGATGTTGGTCGCGCCGCCGGCCGGATCGCCGAAAGCCGCGTCGATGATGTAATCGGCGGCGCCGACGAGATCGACCTGAAACACCGCCAGGGCGTTGCCCCACTGCGTGCCGGCGAGGCGGCGGTCGTTGGTGTCGAGTCGGTCGCGCACGTTGCCGATCTGGTTCGACCCCCAGCCGAAGGTCACGCCGTTGCGCGTTACCGGATATTCCTCGGCGTTGCCGTTGCCGGAGTCGATGACGTAGGTTTCGTTCGCGCCGTCGGTTACGAAGGTGCTGGAAGCGCGGAAGTTCCATCCCTTGTCCCAGGCGCCGAGCGCCTGAGCGCAGAGGAGCAGAACGAGCGCGAGAGCCAGCGCGAGCCTCTCCATCAAAACACCCTCTCGAAGTTCGGCACGTTGCTAAGAATAAAATCCGCCTCGGCGTTGATCTCGGCGGCAGTCGTCAGGCTCGCCGCCTTGGTATGATTGGCGACGTTGCGCAGCGTTTGCCCGAGCGCGTTCACGTCGGTGACGGTCCATCCGTTCGCCTGCACCGCCGCGGCAAATTTGGCGCTGTTCCGCGTCGCGAGATCGCGCATGCGATTCAGGCGCGCGAGAAAAGCGTCGGCGTCCTGGGCCATGACCGACGCGACTTCCGCGACGCCGCGCCCGGCGACGAGCGCCTGCTTATAGCCGCTCGCGTTGTCGCGATAATTGTTCACCATGCGTCCCACGTCGGCCTTCAATTGGTCGCCGATGTACGTCGCCTCGATCGCCGCGGTGGACTGCGCTGCGGCGCATGGGTGCCACAAGGCCAAGAGCAGAAGTGCCGTGAAGAACGTCTTCAATTACGCTCCGAAATAGTAGTAGACGCTGACGCGAACGGTCTGGTTTGTCGCGAACGTCGGCAATACGAACGTCACGGCGACGCCCGGCTGTGCGCTCTTGAGCGCAAGCGGAAACGGCCCGTTGATCGGCGACGGCTGGCAAAGACCCGCCGTTACACCGCTGCCGATCGTCCAGGCCGCGCCGTTGAGATTCGTCGTCGTTAGCGATGTCGGTGTCGCGGCCGTCACCGCTGTGCCGCCGGCGCAGTTCGTCACCTCGACGTTTGTGATGTAAACCGACTGGCCGGCCGGCGGCGTGATCGTGATCGTCGCCGCCGACGTCGCGCTCGTTGCGACCATTTGCGCCGCGTCGAGGCGCTGCGGGTCTTGCTGCGTGCGCGTCTGCGCGCCCGCGCCGTGTTCGATAAAAAGGACCGCGAGCAGCGCGGCGAGTACGAACGTCAGAAATTTTTTCTTCATCGAATCCTCCCGTTAATTGTAGAAGCCGTAGGTCAACGTCCCCGAGATATTCGCCGCCGCCGATTGCAGCATGCAGGTGTCGCCGCCGACGACGCGGCCAGGAATCGTGATGCGATCGGAAATGCCATGCACGCCGCCCTTGTCCGCCCACACCGCCGACGCCGTCGTGCCGCCGTAAAGTCCCTTGGTGCCGGTACCGCAGGTCGAGCCCGTGCCCTGCACGAGGCTCACGCTCTGCCCCGTCGCTGTCACTGCGGCGAACGTGCAGAAATGCGTCAGCTTGCCCGCGACTCCCGGCACGACGACGCTCGACGACGTCTGATTGATCTCGACCGTGTACGGGCATTGCAGCGACGGATTGGGCGAGAGATTTACGACGCCCGCGAGATCCGCCGCGCCGGGCGATTGCGCCGCGCCCTTGACCGTCGCGGCCGGCGAAGGCAGGGCGCCGCGCTTTGGATCGGCCGGGAGCTGCGGCGCGAATGCGACATAGGCCGGAAACTGAATCGAGCCGACGGCGCGCCCGCTCGCGTCGTAGATAATCACGCGCCACGGATCGGTCCCGCTGCGGCCCTGGCCGAAGCTCTGCGGCGGAATCGGCGTCGGCGACTGCGCCGCGCCCGAATGCTTGTGCAGGAACATCGCGACGAGCGCGATCGCCAGAAAGATATGCGAAAGCTTCCGCCTCATTTTGTCTGCTTCCCGTGGTAGCAAAACGTCAGCGACGCCGAGGTGCTGGGATTTTTGATGCGCAAGAAGATGCCGTTCGTGATCTCGATGGTCACCGGCTGCGAGCCCGGCCCGATGTAAGTCACGAACTCAACCGTGACGCTGCCGCTCGACTTAAACATCTGCAACGTGATGTTCGCGTCGAACTCGAGCAGATGTATCGACCACTCGTCGGTCCCTGCCGGCTGCACGTCCGACGTCGCGCCGGCGGCGACGCTTCGGCAGTCGATCTGCGTATCGTTGACCGCCGCGTCGGCGGTCGCGACGATCGCCGGAACGTTCGGCAGCGAGACGAAGGTCGGCAGCGGCAGCGATGCGCCGAAAAGCAGCACGGTTAGTGCGAGGAGAAACCGGCGCATTCCCCTACCTCGTCACCGTTCCGCTGAAGACGCTTTTCTTCCCAACAATTCCGGCAAGCTTGAGCCCGTTCTCCTTATCGGCCGCCGTGATCCGGTTATTCTTGAACGTCCCGGCGAATGTCAGCGGGAATTCGAGCGTGATCTGCAGCCCGTCGGGCGCTCCGGGTATGAGCGACTTGCACGCGACGTTGCTGAACGGCGAATTGCCCGCGGAGTTTTTGGCGTAGATGCGATAGCAGTCGCCGGAGACTCCCGTCGCATCCACGAACGTCGTCACGTTCGCGCCGACCGTCTGGTAGTCGGAGAAGGACGAGCCGCCCGAGGGCATTTTCTGAATAACGAAATTCGTCTCCTGGTCGCACGGACCGGGCGGATTCGACGTGCAGCCGCCGAGCTTGCCGCTGTTATCGTTCCATGTGAGCGTATTGGCCGCCTGCGCCGCGGACGCCGCGAGCAAAAAGACAATCGATAAAAGAATTGTTTTCATCAGTTCACCGTAAGATCGTAGGTAAATTGGATGCTGTCGCCGTTGGAGACGTTGATCGCGCTGAAGACGATGCGCGAGAACATCGTGCCGCCGCCGGTCGCTGCCTGCGAGAACAATCCCCACTCGGTCACCGCGGCGCTGCCGTCGAAAGAAACCGTACCGACCGTGCGGAAGATGTTCGCGCTCGCGCCCTCGGTGAGCGAGCCCGTCGCGCGCGTCGAGTCGGGATTGATCTGCGTTGTGATTTCGGTCTGGAGAGCGGTATCGCCGGCGGCGGCGGCGTTCGTGCCGGTGCCGACGCCGTGAAACTTCATGATCTCCATCTCGACGATGTTCTGCCACGCGTCGACCAGGAAGCCCTTGCCGACCGTCGTGACCACGGCGTGCGCCGAAGGCAGCGCGAAAGAGAGTCCGGCGCGCTGCTGCGGCCGCTCGCGCTCGACGCAGCCCTTGTCGCTGCGCGAGCCGTCGCGATGGACGACCTGCATGCAGAGCTTCTCGCGGATCGCGTTGTACTCTTTGACGGCCGGCACCAGGCCGAAGAAGAGCGAATAGATCAGCGACGCGGCCAGGACCGCGCACGCCGTTCCCCACGCGACGACTTTGCGCTTCGCGTGCCGGAGATCCTCCGGCCCCAGGCCGATAGATTCGTTAGCCATTGTTTTCCTCCGTCAGAATTTTGTCGGCCGCGGTCATGATCTTCTTGTACAGATCGTCTATTTTGCCGAGCGGAACGGAGCCATCGAATTCAGCGAGAATTTTCGTCATCGACGATTCGTTGTCATTCTCGCCGGCAATGACGAGCTGGAGCTTTACGCTCCGCGCCGCGCGGATCGGCCGCGCCGTCAGATTCTCCGTTGTCCCGACGCCTTCGCGCGCCATCAGTACGTCACCCTTTCCCAGACGATCTGCCGGAGCTCGGCGTAGTGGCATTCGACGCCGCCGAGCGGGCCGTGGATATTTTCCGCGAGCACCATCGGCTCGCAGCGCATCGCCTTGCCGTTCAGATCCTGCAGCGGCCGGAACTTCGCCAGGATCGCCTCGAGCAGATTGTCGAAGATCGGCTGCGTGCGCAGCGCCGGATCGTCTTTGCCGTCGTTGAAAGCCATGTAGCCGCGGATCACGGCCGACCAGCGGACGTCGGCGATCGCGTTCGGCGATGCGCCCGCGATGTAAAACGAGTCGCCCGGCGCCGACTCGAGCGAAATCTCCCAGCCGAGAATCCGCTCCTTGTTCGGGTCTTTGAACAGATTCAGGAACGTCGCCCAATCGGCGGCGAAGCGCGGGCAATCGTGGACCGCGCCGATCCCGTTGATCGCGGCGAGCTGCGCGGCGTATTCCGCCCTGATGTTTGCCAGCGGCATTTATTTTCCGTTCAGCGCGTCGTTCACGATCGTCTTGCCCATCTTCTCCGCGATCATCTGCAGCTGCGCGTTCGCGCCGCGCGCCGCGCCCTCGAACATGAAGGCGCCCTTGAAGCCCTCGCGCGAAATCTTCCGCGCGACCAGGAATGCGACCGACTTGATCTCCTTCGGATCGGCGATGCCGAGCTTCCGCCTGACCCACAATTCGAGCGGCGCGCGCGGCGGAAACTTGCCGGGATTGCGTCCGACCTCGACCATCGGCGCGTAGATCGACGTCGAGCCGACCACGACCTCGCGCACCGGATTGCCGCGCGGCTCCGAGAAGATCGAGCCGCGGAGCAGCTTCGTCGCGCCGAGCGGCGTGCGGATCTTCACCTCGCGCTCGAGCAGCGCGCCCATCTCGATCAAGCCTTCCTCGAGCGACTTCATCCCCGGCGCCGGCGCGCCCGGCTGGAGGAACGCGATCGGATTGCGGACCTGAATCTTGAAGCCCATTACGAACGCCTCGGATGCGTGAGGCGACTTTCGCCCCACTGATAAGTCCCCGGCTGATCGCGAAACGCCATGCCCGCCGTCTGTTCGCCCTCTTTTATGCCGAGGTGATTGAAATATTCCTTGCGCTCGCGCGCGGCCGCGGCCGCCGCCGCCTGCTCCTTCGTGCGCTGGTCGACAACGTCGGCGCCGACCGTCGACTCGATCGCCTGGATGTAGCGATTCGCGAGCGACATCAGCGCGTAGGCGGCGGCGAGATGGCACAGCGCCTCGACGTCGGCGTCCGGCACGGTGCCGGCAGCGTCGTCGACGGAATGGCGCGCGGTATAGTTCACGCGCGCCGATTGACCCGCCGCCGGCGTATCGAACAAAAGACGCAGCACCTGGCCACTCGGCTTCTCGTAGAGCGTCCAGTCGTCGTCGTTGAGATAGACCGGCTCGCGATCGCCGGCAGGAAATTCGATGCTGAGAATTTTGCTGAAGTCTTTTTCCCAGCTGGTGATCGTCGACGTGGCGAAGTCGAACGCGACGCCGTCGCCGGCGATGTCGTACACCAAGGCGAGCGGCTTGTACTTCGAATGCTCCTTAAGCGCATTCTGAATCGCGGCCTCCTTATCGGCTTCGTCGAGGTGGCCGGCCTGCTCTTTCAGAATCTGATCGAGCCGCGTCTTGTAATCTAAAAGCACCATTTTGTTTCAGCTCTCAAAAAAAAGGCCCGGCCCACGCCGGGCCTTTTGCATTCAAAGCTGAGCTTTTCTACTGGCGACAGAAAACGAGCACGAGCGATATATCGTTCCACGTCGGCGATGTGCCGCCGATCGTGAGATCCGCCGTCACTACATCGTCGGCGGAGAACGCCGCCGTCGAGACCGTGCCCGTCGAGACGGTGCCCGCGGTTACGGATATCGCCGAGCTCAGCACGCTCGTGCCGCCCTTCTTAAGATCGACGGTCAACGTCGGCGATGTGCCGCCGGAGGCGCGTGCCGTCGTCTGCACCTGATCGAGCGTCGCCTTGTACGGCATGTTAAACTTGACCACGCTCGCGGTGGTCGCGGTGTATTGTCCGGAGATGTGGAACGGGATCACCAGCGGACACGCCGAGCCCGCGCCATATTGCGGCGGGGCGGACTGTGACAGCGCCGGCATCTCGGGCAACATTTCCGTCAGCACAAACAACGCCGCCAAAAGCAGCGCGAGCAGTTTCGGTTTTCGCAAATGTTTCATTTTGTCTCCTTCGTTTTGTTTTTCGCCTATCGCCTATCGCCCTTATCCGGCGACCACGCTCTTGTGCGCGCCGCGGAAGTCGCCGATGTACGCCATGTATTCGTGGCGGATCTTGTACTGGAGCTTGTCCGCGACGAACATCTGGCCGACGACCGGGTTGTCCGCGATGAAGATCTCCGGGTCGACCTGGCCGTTGATGAAGCCGACGACGACGATGTCGATGTCGTTCGGGTCGCGGAAGACGCCGAAGTCCGTCGCGTCGGTGAAGAGCGGGTTGACGAAGATCCGCTCGTTGTTCTCCCCGAACACGTGATAGAGATCGTTCGGCGTGAAGTTGGCGTCGAGGTACTGCGCCTGATTGATCTTGAACGCCGCCGCGCGCAGCTCCTGCGGCACGACGAGCGAGAGCTTCATCATCGCGGCCTGCGCCAGGCCGAGGCGCTCGCCCGAGCCTTGCTCGGTGAATTTCGCCATGTTGTCGATGATCGTCGAGAGCTCGGCCGCCGAGAGCGCGACCGTGCGGAGGTTGCCGTGGCTGCCGCCGCCCGAAGTGAACCAGGCCGTCGAGTCGGCGGTGTAGGTCGAGTTGTTGATGAAGAGGTTCCAGACGAAGCGCGCGAACGTGCGCCGCGCGGCGCGGCCCCACGCCTGGGCGCGCTTGGTGATCCCGCGCAGGTCGTCGTTCATGATCGTCTTGCGCGTGATCGTGAGGATGTTTCCCTTTTGCACCGGCGTACCGCTGACCTTTTCTTCGCCGGGCTTCACGACCTCGACGTAGTCGCCCGTCTCGGGATCGACCGTCGAGAGATCGCCGAAGTAGCCGACGCGCTCCGCTTCCTGGAGCTTGAAATTTTCGAGCGTCTGGTAGGGCGGCGAAATGATCAGACTCTCGCCGTATTGGGCCTCGGCATAATCCTGCAGCAGCCGGCGGTTGATCGACGTGCCGAGGAGATTCGGGAAGTCCGCGGCGGCGATCGCTTCACGCGCTTTCATGATGCGGTCGGAGAGATGGCCGCGGATCTCGCTGTCCTCGGTGATCTCGACGTAAGCCTTCCTGAAGCTGTGCCACGGCTTGATGTCGTCGTGGCCGGCGACTCTGACGCCGAGCGTCTTGTCGAGCGCGATCTGGCGGCGCTCGAGCGCCTCGCGGCCCATCTCGATATGAACTTCCTGGCCGCCGTTGCGGACCGCGCCGCTGCTCGTGAGCGCGTCCATCATTTCTTTCTCGGCGGTCATGACTTTGTCGAGCGCCTCTTTGGCGAAGATCGTGCCGACGAACTGCGCCTCGATCTTTTTCTTGACCGGCGCAGGCAGATTCGATTCCGCCAGCGTGCGGGAGAGCAGCATCGCGCAGTTTTCTTTTTTCGTGTTGTCGAGCGCTTCCTGCGCTTGCGCGAGGACCGCCTTCAGCTGCTTCTGCTCTTCCGTCTCAACGACGGCGCCGGCGACCGGCTTCAGCGCCTGCGTCAGAGCTTCCTTCGCCTTTTCGATCGTCGGATTCTCGCCGAGTCCGTCGACGATGTCCTTTCGTCCGGCGCCCAAAATGAGCGCGATCAGTGTTTTGATGTCCACGACGCTTCCTTCTGCGACCGCTTCGGTCGCGATCAATAAGCCGCCGCCCATGCCCGGCACGGTAGCCAGATCCACGCTCTCCAAGCCGACAAACCGTTTCGCCCAGATGAAAGCCTCTTTCGCGCGGCTGATTGAAAAAACTTCCGCCGGGCCGTTGATCGAAAGTCCGCGCGTGCCCGTGCGGGTTTTGAACCAGTTGAGAAGACGTTGCCCCCAGCTCTCTGTCGCGACCTGGAGATCCGCGTCGATCGCGGCTAGGCCCTCGATCGTGACGAGCTCGGCGTTGTCAAGCCGGCCGACTTGCTTGCCGGCTTCGCGCGCCTTTTTCATCTCCTCTTCGGAGCCGTGCGCGTAGTAGCCGGGACTCACCTCGAAGGCGAAGACCGGCGTCCCATTCACGAATGGCAGCAGGCTCTCGAGCGCGGTCCGCGTGTAAATCCAGTTGTTGCCCGAGACGCCCTCGCGGATAACGCGCACGCGCCACTTCTTGCCCGTCGGCTCGCCGAGGACTTCGATGGCTTCATTGGCCGTCACGTATTGCAGCTTGACTTCCGCGCCTTCGCTAAAGGTCACGCCGGCGCCGTCGAGCGAATAGGGCACCTGAAAATATCGGCCGCCCTGCGCAACGATGATGTAATCCTCGAAGACGTCGAGCACGTAGGAATCCGTCGGCGGCACGGCGGCCGCGGCGATGTCGTAATACGCGCAGCGCACGATCGAAGCACGGTCCTCGATCGAGATCTCCGCGCCCGTGCCGATCGCCTCGCGCGCTTTTTTAGCGCGCTGTCTTTCCGCTTCTGTGATTTTCATCAGCGAGCTCCCGATCGGCCGCGCCGATTAATCTTCGCTTTCGGCTTCGGCCTTTTCCGGCGGCACCGGGTCGAGCTGGACGCGCTTCAGCTTCTTGACCTTGTCGCCCTTCTCGAATTTCGCTTTGAACCCGGCCTTCGTGACGATCACGACGCGATTGCCGTAGTCCTTGGAATCGAGAATGAACTCGGGCGCGATGCCGTAAGCCTCCATCGCTTCGCGCATGAGCCGCGAAGGGCCGCCCTTCGTCTCTTGCGCCTGCTCTTTGCTTTCGTCTGCCATCTGTCTTCTCCTCTCCTGTTTTGGCCGCTTTAGGCGGCGAGTTGATCGAGATTCCAGTCGTCTTTGTACGGGATCGATTGACAGCCGCAGTTGATCGTCTGGCACGCCGATCCGCTCGGATCGCGCGGGAACATGAGCTTCTCGGCCGCGCAGCTGCGGTACGCGGGCACGTCGAAGGGCTCGTCGATCTCGCGTATCTGGCCGTTGATGGATGCGTGATTCTGGCGTGATACGCCCGACCAGAGCCATTGCTTCTTGAGGCCCGGCACGGCCACGGCCGCCGCCTCTTGGCGCGCCTGCGCGGCGATCGACTGCACGCGGCCGACCTCCGTGCGCGTGATGACTTCGGCGCGGTTCGCGATCGTTCCGAACGTCGCCGGATCGTCGAGGCTCTTCTCGATCGCCATGATCGAATCGAACGGCGTCTTCGCGCCGTTGGCGGCGAG